TAAATTTTCCGCCTCGTCTTTTTTTCTTTTTATATTTTCTTTTTTTATCTTAGTCTTAGTCTTATTCTTATTT